CGGGCCTGTACCTGTTAGCACTCCAACGAACCTTGACGTTGTGTGTCCCCGCTGTGACGTAGGCTGCCGCAGAAGGGCTGAGCAAAGCTTGAAATGTCACGCTGTCGGAGTAGAATTGACTTACCCCGTCCACCAATATTTCCGCCGACCAGACGCATGGACTGGAGTCGTAAGCGGTCAGCTCCTGGTTAAGTGTCGGCTGGACCAGCAATGTTCCCGCCACCGGGACAGATACATTTACGTCAAGCACGTCGATTTTGTTCGAAACGCCTGAACCGGTGAACTGACCTATGGTGTAAACCGCCGTCTGCAGGGCAGCATTGGAAACAAGGTTGTCCGTCTGCACCGCATCCGCAAATAGCTTTTGGACATAGACATTCGTCATGTTGATGCGGTTGTTGGGCACGTCAACTTCGAACGGGATCACTGGGACGCCGCCGGAGCCGATGATTCTGAATTGGTTGGCGATGTGGGTTTCACGTGAGAATGGCACCCCACCCGTAAAACCTGCCTCCCATACCGTGCCAACATCGACCCAGGCCGAGGCCGTCGAAGCTCGGGCGCGCAGGACGATCTGAACGCTCACATCCCCAGACCCGGCCCGAACCTCCATGGACAGCAGGCCTTGACCATTGATCTCGTCAAGCTCAGCGTTGACGGCAGTTACTGCCGACGACAGGGCCGATATTCCCGACTCTGTTGAGCTCACGCGAGAATTCAGAGAGCCTATGGCGCTGGCCTGACCGCCTACTGTTCCCGAGAGACCAGACACCGAGCTCTCGACACTATCGATGCGGCCACTCTGAGCGGTGATGGCCGAGCCCTGAGACGATACCGTCGAGGTCAGAGCCGATAGGGCGGATGAATCCGCCTTGCCCGCGACCGTACTTTCGACACTGTCAATTCGGCCACTCTGGGCTGTGATGGCCGATCCCTGCGAGGTAACCGTCGAAGTGAGAGCCGTAAGCGCAGCCGTGTCGGCCTTGTTCGCCAGCTGAGCTGACACGCTAGCAATCTGGCTTGATTGCGAGCTCGCGACGCCCTCAGCGTTTGTGATCCGTTGTTCGGTGACATTGATGCGTCCCGCAAAATCCCCCAGCGCATCGCCGAGGTCATTATAGGTGCCTATGTCAGCCCAATGGGCGGCGTTTGTCGGAACGTTGCCTGTCGTCGCTCCAAGTGCGCGATAGAGGTGCCCGGCATACTTGACGACGTTGCCCGCTGAGTAGGCCTTCGCGGCGTCATAGGCCCCGATGGACGAAGCGGACGCAGAGAGCGAGCTAAATTCCGACCGAAGCGTGTTTGCCGTTGCCGAAACCTCAGCCGTTCGTGCCGATGCCTCTGAGAGGATCGCATTCGTTCGGTTGACGACCTCCGCCGCGATGGCTGCGGCATTGTTGCTGATACCGGTCAGGACCGTGCTGGCGGGGACGCCGCCCACGGCATTTGTATCATCCGATACGCCGATCGACGCCGTGCCCGTCACCACTGCCGACAATACTCGCCGGGGTCCGACACCGTACATGCTGCGGTAGGAGACACCAACCTCATATGAAGCACCGCCCGCGAGGCCTGTGATAGTCGTGGTCGTCGCTGTTCTCGGCAGCGATCCCCACATTTGCCAAGGTCCCGTCGCATCCTTTCGGAATTCGATGATGATTTCCGAACAGAAGGCATAGTCGCTGCAGTCACCCGCGACCGTGATCGAAGGCAGGCCTCCGGTGTCTGTCCCGAGCGTTGCCGTCCATTGACCAGCGGCAGGCTGGGGCACGGTGGCGAAGTCTGGCTTCGTAAGTCCTGTGATCGGTGGCGGATTTGCGGTTCGGCCCAGAGCGAAATCGTGCTTCGCGGTCGTCTCAGTATCGAACGTCAGCGTGACGGTGCCGGTTTGGAAATCCAGCGAGCGGCCCGTGATGATCGCCAGCTGGTTATTGAGGCCCTTTTCAGGCAGGTTGAGGGTCAGAGCATCGCCCGGCTTGTAACCGAGAAACCGAGGCTTCAGGGGCAGTGCTATAGGGCCGATCTCGCGACCGTTCACCAACTCATAGGCCGCCAGCTGTGCCGCCTGCTGTGCGTTTTGCACGAGCTCATAGGTTTCGGCGCGTTGCCGTAGACCCCCGTCATATGTGACATAAGCGGAGACGGTCACAGCCGCAGCCGGGACCATGGCCCAGTTGTGCTGAGAGGACCGATAGGATGGGATCACGCTGTTAATTCGGTCACGGCGAGATTTGGTTGCCGGTATGGTGCCGCCGCCCGCCAGATCATCGACCGATACCGTGTCGAGCGACACGCGGGGCGCAAATACCCGGCACGATACGAGTGCGCCCGTCTGCATGACGACCCCGCCACCCGCCTGTGCAAGCAGCTGAAGGACTCCCCATTTGGAGTCAGACGAGGTGACTACTCCCCCGGCCTTCCAGCCGTTGAGGTCCGCGACGTTTGCCGCCTCGACCATAGCCGGCATGTCGATCATGGTCGCAGGGATACCGACACCGCCGACACGCTTCCCATTCGCGTGCCAGCCAAGGCACCAGGTTATGGCGAGCACCCACGGGTTCTCAGACCAAACCCACGTCGAGCGATCATTGATGCGGCAGGAGCCCGAGCCACCGGGATAAGTGCTATCTAGACGCGGATCATAGGCCTTGACGCCCTTGATCACGAACTGAGGCTGAAGCGATCCTAAGCCAGCCACCGCCGGATCATATTCGACATCGAGCCATGCGTGCGCATATCCAGACAGCTTATGCGCTGATGACCACTGCGGCAGAGCAGAGTCTGAGGCCGGTTGAGTCGGTTGGGTAATTGCCGCGGCACCTAACACTCCAAGGGCGGTTTTGAGCCAGAGGCGGTTTTGATAGGAGCTGCTGTTCGTGGGTTTGCCGGTCGAATTGTTCCATGTGATCGGCTGAGTGTTCATAGAGAACGACACAATCGACTCGATAGGGCCAGCGCCCGAGAGCACCGGAAACATGTTCAGGTGCTTGTTCTTCGGCCCCGAGGGATACTGAAACACCAGATTACCCGCAATGGCGGTTTGACCGAAGGCGTAGGGTATCGGCTGGGTGGTTGAGGCCTGAAACGAAAGCTGCGTCCCGCTTGACTGAAGCCGTGCCTTCGCGGTGAAGGCCTTCGAGATCACTGCCGAGGCGGCGATCTTGACGACAGCCGCCGCAATAGCGTGGGTCGCAGCCCATGCCTTATATGCAGTGACCGCGCCCTTCACGGCGGCAAATGCCCATGCAGCTGCAGCAGCCATTATTACTTTCCAAGAAAGGGAACACGCCACGCGGCGGTAAAGTGAAGCGGCTCCGAGATCGTGAAACCGCTCGAGAAACTATGCAGAATTCGGCCATTCGGCAGACGAATAGCCAGAGCCGGGAATGGGCCGTCCGATGGCAGGGCAATTATATCGCCTACCCAAGCCGATGCAGGCGCTATGCGATCAAACCGCACATCAAGAGCGGCCTCGACGGTTTCAAAGCCCATGCGCTCGAGGGCGCGCTTCGCGCCTGTCTCAGACCTGTATTCACCGGCCTTCACCAGACTGACCTTGTGGCCCATATTCCGAATGTGCAGGGCGGCCATCCGAACACAGTCCTGGCGGCCCCATGCAAAACGCGCGTCAGCGTATGCCGCCACGGTCTTATCCGTGGCGGCTGTTCTCTTAATCAGTTCCATGGGTGTTAGCTGCCCTTTAGCACGGGGCGGACACCGTCCTGCCCCCACGGCATCTGCAACTCGACATCGGTCACGTACTCAAATCCCATTTCGCCGGGGAAGATCGTCTGATGGAAGGCATGTGAGAGCGTGAAGCCTTCGTCAGTCTCCAAAAACCGCTCAAAGCCTGAGACGCATTCAAAGGTCACGCCGCCTCCATCATCGACCGGCAGGTTTGGCACATCGACCTCACCGACAAACCACACATAAGGGGTGCCGACGACTCCGCCCGTCACAGGGTCGAAAGCGCCTGCATAGCAAGTTACGGGCGCGCCCTGGGCGAGAGGTGATGACAGATCGACACCGATCAATGAGGTCTCGGGCAGGATCGTCACGCTCAGGGTCGGGGCCTCCGAGGCCTCGCCATCGTCGGAGGCTGTGACCGGACCCATAGACCCGACCCCAGCTTGATTTCCGAGATAGATATTACCCCCGATCGATAAAAAGCCGTCTCCATCCAGCAGTCTGATCGTTCCCAATACCGGATGGACGATCTCGACGGCACAAAAGGTGTGAACCGTATCGCCCGACAGGGCGGCTTTTAGGGCCGGATCGTAGGACATCAGTTTTCCGCTATTGTGAAGGTGAGACCCGTGGTTTCCGCGACCTCGAGCGTCCAGCCGTCAAAGTCATCCTGTAGGAGGCCTTCGATAATAGGCTGGGCCACCTCGACCGCCGCCCCATCTACGGGAGAAAACCGCAGCATCGGCCAGAATTGTACGGCGGCAAGACCGCCTGCACTTGCCGTGGCTTGGGCTGAGATATTGACCATTTGCCTGCGCCCGCCGGACACCAGGCTTACGAACCGGCCCTTCTTCATCACATACCCATTGGAAAAGCCGCGCAGGTTCATGGCCATGCCAGCCTGTCCCGCACCATTGACGACTGGCGTGCCGGGTGCGCCGACACCTCCGAGGGGCTGCGGCCACTCCAAACTGACACTGGACCCGATGCCCTGCAGGAGATCAGCGATCCAGACCTCAGCCACATCGCGATCCATCGGAGGCATGGTCACTTCAAAGATGAAGCGATCCCCTAGCCGATTGATGCGTTGCGTCTTCCCTCCGAGTGGCGATTGCAGGTCGTTACTGGCGCGCAGCGGCTTGGCCTTGATTGAGAGCGGCCCCGGTGAAGTAGGTAGGGCAACAGCCATCAGACCAGCCTTTTCGAGTTACTACGCGCAGCGCGCGCCGCTGCGATGTTTGCCCCGCCGGTCGCCCCACGAACAGCGGCGTCATCCGCCAAAGGTTGCGCAACCTTTTTGACTTTGACATCGAAGTAAGGTGAGGGGACGACCTCGACCGCAAAGGACCCGCCGCCTGCGCCACCGTCCATTAGGGCAGCGGACAGATCGGACGGAAAGACTTGCGCACCACGCGGGACATTCATCAGTTCCGGCCCTTGTTCGCCCACCCAAGAAAGACCGCCGGGCGCGCGAAGGGTTCCAGCTGCAAACCCCGGAAGTTTCGACAGCACTGGGCCGAGAATGGAGCCAATCCCCCCGATTTTCCCGAGCCCGGTTTTCAGGAGCGCAAAAGGGTCAAAGCCGCCAAGGCCGCCGCTTTGAGAGGACTCGCCGGGCATAAACGAACTGGATTTGCCGGTCAGCAGTCCTATCAGACCGCCACCGGTTGACTTGCCGTCCTCGCTGATGCCGAACAGTTGGAGAAAGCCGGAATAAGCCATGGAGTTCACCATTCGCCGAAGCATCCGGTCGAAGGCGTCACCCGCGTCTTCGGTGCCCGAAACGACGTTCGCAAACACGTCGGCAAAATCCTGACCAAGGGACACGGCCAGGTCTTCAAACTTGGACGCGGCCAGCTCAACACCGCCAGCCATTTCAGGCATGACATTTGCGACTTCACGGGACACATTTTTGAAGCGGTCGGCGGCTAATACGAAACCTTCCATCGATCCGTCGAGCATCAGGTCGTTGCTCAGGCCCCTTCTCTGGCGGATATCTCCAGCGAGCTTGCCATAAGCCGTGTCGAGCCGATCCATCGCCTTTGCGTATTGGTCAGCCTTGATCTTTCCAACATCATAGGACTTGTTCAGCACGTCCATCTGACGGGTGAGCGCGGTCATTTGCGCGAGGCGCTGCGCTTCCTTCTGCGCATCGGTGAGAGCGGAGGACTTGGAAGACTTTCTATCAATCTCTGAGGCAACTGAGGGCGGGATTGCCGTGGGTGTGGAGGCACCGAGCCGGT